TTTAGGAGTTACTTGGACAACCAAGACACACAAGAACCAACTGGATGCGTTGGGCGATGCTCTTTCAAATGCCATTGCCATGTACCTAGAAAAATAGTTCCGACAAGTTTCATCAAGCTGACTAAAGGATAAAACCATTTTACCTTTAGCCTTGTTTGGATTTAAAGTAGGATTGTTATCAGTTACAAATTTACTATCAACCCATATTTTGTCGCCCTTCTTGCCGTCTAAATGTTTACCTTTATATTCGGTTAAAGATTTTTCTTGGTACATGGCAATGGCATTTGAAAGAGCATCGCCCAACGCATCCAGTTGGTTCTTGTGTGTCTTGGTTGTCCAAGTAACTCCTAAATATTTTTGTGTGTATTCTTTTTTGAAGTATCGGATGTGTTCATTGCCTACTACTTTCAATTCATCTAAAGTTTTTTTATTATTCCCATCCTTATCGCTATACTCTAGTTTAATATAACCTTTGCTGATTGCTTCGTGAACTAACAGGATGGTATTTAAACGGGCATTGCCATAGGTAACACTTGATTTAATTTGATTGTCTACTGATTTCTTGGTGTCCTCTTTGTTCTTTTTAATTGCATCTATTTTTTTATTCACGAGTGTTCCTTTTCATTGTTAATTGTTTGATCCAACAGCCCTACCGATAGGTTTGTTGTTACTATTGGATCAAAGTTTAGCGGAGTAGCACCTCTCGGATACTACTCCTATCTGTTATGCTAGATGTTTCGGCTCGTATGATTTTAAACATCAATAACGGATGACATCCTAGTCCTAATAACAAAACAGAATGTAGTATACATAAAGAATTTAAATAATAAAGTCAAGTATTAAGATATCGAATATTCGATTTTTTTCTATTGACATTTACGCATACCATTATATAGGTAGGTATGTCCAACAAACTCTACACTTTACAAGAATTTAATTTATACGATGGTGACCATGAGTATACCCTTAACTATATCTTTAAAACCAAAGACCACCTTGTATGGAAAGATAAAATTATAATTGAAAAAATGTTTGGTGGTAAGGCAACACAAGACAAAGATAAGAAGGATCATTGGTGGATAAATGGTGGTCGTATGTGTTCATTAGGATATAGTTATTTAATATCAGTTAAAATAAAAAAACTTTTAAATCATTTCGGAATTTATTAATGATAACAAAAAGTGAAGTAAGATATTGGTTAGGAGATGACTATCATAAATGGATAGTAAATGTTATTTATGATTTAGTTAATGATAATGATCCAAACGATTTAGTATATTTAAAAAAAGAAATTAAAAAAGCAAATAAGGACAGTAAAGAAGCACAGTAAATAAAAATATTTTGTCAACCCCCTAAAAACCTAGTAAAATAGCACCTTATTTAAGGTATAAAATTAGTCCTAGTACTTGACATGTTATCCTATAATGCATAGGTTTAGACCATATGTACAAAACGAGGAGGATATAATGCGTAATATATTTGGATGTCTATTCTATGGTGGAGTAATTATTTTAATTACCTACCCTATAATTTTTTCTTGACAATATTATTTTAGTATGTTAATGGTGCCATAATAATTTAACAAAGGAGATTATTATGGCTACCAAAAGTACAAGTCAATGTTGCACCACTAAAGATAAAACAATTCAATCCCTAAAGAAAGAACTTAAGCATCGTGATGATGTTGTTATGCAAGAAGTAAAGTATAAAATATCAGAGCGGGATAAGATGAACAAAGCTAAGACGATATTAGTTGATACCAAATGGCTTCAAGATTTTGATGAGAAAACCTTAAGGTCATTCAAAGAAATATTTGGGATTGCTCCATGACTATTGAAAATAAAGGACAGGCACCTGTCATTGTAGAAGATCCATTGACAAAACATTTAGAAAAGGTATCCCATGATCCTGACTGGCAATACTTTGGATTAAAAAAGAAAGATGTTTCAGCACAGATTTCTAAAGATCTAACTCATTGGATTGAACATGATGCCATACCTCATGATATGATTGGTAAAATTAAAGTACAAATTGAGATGATTAAAGCCATGATCAATACGGACTACAAGAAAACAATAACAATTCTTGAAACTAAACAAGAAGAAGATGAACATGGTACTGCCACCTAACGAAACCCATATGAAAGGATCATGAACAGACTATACCTATAGGCTTCCCTAAGGTGGGAAAATAGCATAACATATTTTTATGAAAAAGTCAATGTCTAATGCAAAGTATTAATCAAGGAACATTGCGTAACAAAACGGAAGACCAACCATACACACGTTTTGCCAAAGAGGTACTAGTTCGTGCCTTGATGGATAGCTTAGGAAGTTCGAGCAGTACAAGTGGTGATACTAAAAGTCAGTTAGGTATTCTTCGAAGTCAAGCAGATGATTTCTTTAATATGACCAGACCAAGATTTAGATTGATCTGTGACATTGCTATGGTTGAACCTAGTTATATAGTAAAAATACACCGAAGTTTAATTGATCATAAAAAACGTGGGGATCTAAAAAAATTTAGTCTTAAGGTTGTGGTGGAGAGATGCATTGACCATCTATAAATCATATGAAAATATTAGTTATCATTCTGTTAGGAACAAACCTCAACTACCTACACTATCCAATGACGTATGAAGATTGCTTTGTTAGTGGGATGTTTGTGATTAATAAGATTGCCAAGTACTATAATCATACCGAAGAGAAACATCAAGGATACTACACAGGGGATGGAAGACTGGTGGTGGGGCATTATTGTAAATGACTTACTTTGTACGTCTTAAACGTATGATAGCTAAGATAAAAAACGAAACTAAGTGGCGAGATATATTTAAGATTGTTAAAGAAGCACAACGCAGACTAAGGAGATAAAGAAATGAAAAAGTTTAGAGTAACAATTAAAACATCACAAGAATGGGATAAAGTTATTAAAGTTAAAGATGAGGATGATGTTAGAGATGTAGCTGATGATAATTTTTACAACACTCATTATAAAAATTATGATGATAGTTGGAAAAATACTTTAATAACAGATGAAGAATATAATATAATTAGTGTGGAGGAGGTACAGAAATGACAAACCTAATAGACAATATACTGGCATGGATTGAAAGAATCTCGGGACGAATTCATAACTGGGCATGGGACAAACGATGGAAATATCGTGATCCTAACGAGTGGGTAAAAGGATATAAGAAATGGAAGGAGGAACATGAGTCAACCAAATAATGTGGGAGACATGTGTGTACACTGTAGACAAGACACAAAGTTTGGTAGTGGTAAATTTGTAAATAGGTATCCTGTCTTTGGATTATGGAATGAGAATTTACAACGAGAGGAAGATGGTTATTGTTGTGATGAATGTGAAGATAAATATTATAGCGAAAATAGGGGGGAAGGAGAAGTACCAAACAATGAAAACTTACACGCAGAAAATTCTAAAGCATTCGTAAATTATAACAATAAAAAAAATTGACTTTTCTAAAAAAGTATGGTATAGGAATATATTGTGACAAAATATAAAATTAGATTATATGGACATGGCGGGTGGGGGAAATGTGAAGTGTCCTTCAATCAGGAGCCAACAGTAAAAATGGTTCAAGATAAGGTAGCCTTCTGTCTTAAGGAAGGATCGTTACGATTACATAAAGAAAGATTTTATTCCAACAAAAAAGGAACACCACCATTAAGATTTACAACTACTTATGAACAAATAGAAACAAAAACATGAACTACTCTCAGCAACTGGCTGTTGTTGAGGGACTTTTTATTCCACCCGAAACAGAAACTAGGATGGATTGCCCTTTCTGCCACAACAGAAATACCCTCATTATAAATACAACCAACAATGCATTAAGCTGGTATTGTTTTCATGCTTCATGCAGTGCTAAAGGAAACAAACGAAAAGAAAAAGATATGCAATACGTGGCTAAGACATTCAAGCAAACACAGGATGATACAGTTAAACACTTTACTGTACCCGATAGTTTTAAATCCGTTTACTCTAGTGAAAAAGCAAAGCAGTATTTACATAAGAATAATTGTTGGGAAGCTGTGGCTTGGAGTCGTGCTGATATTAAGTATGATGTTAAACAGGATCGAGTTGTCTTTATGATTAAAGATCCTAAAGATAATAAATATATGGGAGCAATAGGTCGTGGACTAAATGCTAAAGTCTACCCTAAGTGGTATATGTATACTGATAAAAGTATTCCTTTTAAATGTGGTGAGTGTAAGGATGCTGTCATTGTGGAGGATTGTGCGTCAGCTTGTGCAGTATCCAATGTTCTTACTGGCATTGCTATTCTTGGAACATCTCTAGTTGAAAGCCATAAGAAATATATTAAACCTTATCGAAAATTATATGTTGCTCTTGATCCTGATGCGACTGTAAGTTCCTTTAAAATTACAAATGAATTAAGGTTTCATGGTTTTATAAACGTCCATGTCAAACAAATTAAAGATGATCTGAAGTACTTCAGTACCAAACAGATTGAAAAGATATTTTATGGTTAAGAAAACAATGCACGAATTAACAAAAGAATTTCCTGATAAATCCTACAGGGAATTAGAGAAGTATAGGGATGCTGATCGACAACAGGAAGCACAACGAATTATTACTCAACAAGAGAACGAAGAATTAAAAGAAGAGCAA